GCCACCTTCGCACAGTCATCTTACTTTTTTTGATATCGCCTCGTTTGGTGCGAGGGGGGGACTTGAACCCCCACGTCCGTAAGAACACTAACACCTGAAGCTAGCACGTCTACCAATTCCGCCACCTTCGCCCAGTGCGAGCAATATCAACGTGGTTTTGGTGCGAGGGGGGGGACTTGAACCCCCACGTCCGTAAGGACACTAACACCTGAAGCTAGCGCGTCTACCAATTCCGCCACCTTCGCATACCATCAATTCTTAAAAAGAATTGCTACCACGGAGGCGCATTCTAGTGGTTTTCAGCTTTTCGTCAATAGTTAATTATCGCCGGAGGTGTAATTGCTGGAAAAATGTCCATCAGGAAACTAGCGTGCAGGTTTGGTAGGCATGCGGGGGCAGATGCCAGATGCGACGCTGGCGCGTCTTATCTGGCCTACGAAGGGCTAACGTGCAGGTTTTGTAGGTCGGATAAGGCGTTCACGCCGCATCCGACACGGTATTCGGCGAGATAATTAACCTTTCTTCGCCTGGCGGGTCATAATGGCGCGATACACCTTGAAACGCCCGGTTTGCGCAATCACTTCATGGAAGCCAAATGTCTCATCCAGCACGTCCGGGTAAGGCAGGAAGGCGTTCGCTACAATTCGCAGCTCGCCGCCGCTATTAAGATGACGCACCGCGCCGCGAATCAGCGTTTGCGCCGCATCCAGGCTGGTTTGCATCCCATCGTGGAACGGCGGGTTGGAGATGATCATATCAAAACGACCTTTCACCTCGGAAAAGACGTTGCTGGCAAAGACTTCACCTTCAACACAGTTGGCCGCAAGTGTTGCGCGGCTGGCTTCTACCGCTGGCGCAGAGACATCGCACAAGGTGAGACGAATTTTCGGCGAATGGCGCGCAAAGGCAACTGAAAGCACCCCCGCGCCACAGCCGACATCCAGCACTTTACCTTTCGTGTGCGGAGTTAACGTCGAGAGCAGCAACTGGCTACCGACATCCAGACCGTCGCGGCTAAACACGCCAGGCAGCGTTTTGACCGTCAGGCCATCGACGCTGTATTCGCCCCAGAATTTATCGGCATCAAATACCGGCTGTTTTTCCAGACGACCAAAATAGAGGCCACAGCGACGAGCGCTGTCGACTTTATTCAACGGCGCATAATCTGCCAGCATCTGCTCGGCGCTGCGCACGCCGCTGCGGTTCTCGCCAACGACAAATATATCTGTCCCCACTGGCAGCAGAGAAAGTAAATTCATCAACTGGAACTGGGCTTCCGGTTTGTTCTTCGGCCAGTAGTAAATCAGCGTATCGCAATCTGCGACGTCATCCACCGTGGCGACCAGACTGAAACGGGCGTTATCCCCCATCTGGCGGCTTAATACCTGCCAGTGGTGGAATTGCTGGGTATGAGCACGGCTGGCCGCGGTATCTAAACGCGCGGGCAGGTCATCCTGTAAGTCTCCGGCAAACAGAATACGGCTTTGTTCGAAATCATCACTGTGACGCAGCAAGACTTCACTTGCCGGGGTAAATGCAGACATGGAATGCTCCTCAATTGATACTGGCGGCGATTATAGCCATATGTTGGCGCGGTATCGACGAATTTGCTATATTTGCGCCCCTGACAACAGGAGCGATTCGCTATGACATCCCGACGAGACTGGCAGTTACAGCAACTGGGCATTACCCAGTGGTCGCTGCGTCGCCCTGGCGCGTTGCAGGGGGAGATTGCCATTGCGATCCCGGCACACGTCCGTCTGGTGATGGTGGCAAACGATCTTCCCGCCCTGACCGATCCTTTAGTGAGCGATGTTCTGCGCGCATTAACCGTCAGCCCCGATCAAGTGCTGCAACTGACGCCAGAAAAAATCGCGATGCTGCCGCAAGGCAGTCGCTGCAACAGCTGGCGGTTGGGTACTGACGAACCGCTATCACTGGAAGGCGCTCAGGTGGCATCACCGGCGCTCACCGAATTACGGGCAAACCCAACGGCACGCGCCGCGTTATGGCAACAGATTTGCACATATGAACACGATTTCTTCCCTCGAAACGACTGATTTACCAGCGGCTTACCACATTGAACAACGCGCCCACGCCTTTCCGTGGAGTGAAAAAACCTTTGCCAGCAACCAGGGCGAGTGTTATCTCAACTTTCAGTTAACGCAAAACGGCAAAATGGCGGCGTTTGCGATTACGCAAGTGGTGCTGGATGAAGCTACATTGTTCAATATTGCGGTCGATCCTGACTATCAGCGTCAGGGATTGGGAAGGGTGCTGCTGGAACATCTGATCGACGAACTGGAAAAACGCGGCGTGGCGACTCTCTGGCTGGAAGTCCGTGCCTCAAATGCTGCCGCCATTGCCCTGTACGAAAGTTTAGGCTTTAACGAGGCGACGATTCGCCGCAATTACTACCCCACCACGGACGGTCGCGAAGACGCCATCATCATGGCGTTGCCAATCAGTATGTAAGACAAGGTGGAATAATGAAGTGGGACTGGATTTTCTTTGATGCCGATGAAACGCTGTTTACCTTTGACTCATTCACCGGCCTGCAGCGGATGTTTCTTGATTACAGCGTCACCTTTACCGCTGAAGATTTTCAGGACTATCAGGCCGTTAACAAACCACTGTGGGTGGATTATCAAAACGGCGCGATCACTTCATTACAGCTTCAGCACGGGCGTTTCGAGAGCTGGGCCGAACGGCTGAAAGTTGAAGCAGGCTTGCTTAACGATGCCTTTATTAATGCGATGGCGGAAATCTGCACGCCGCTGCCGGGCGCGGTTTCTCTGCTTAACGCCATTCGTGGCAACGCCAAAATCGGCATCATCACCAACGGCTTTAGCGCCTTGCAGCAAGTGCGTCTGGAACGCACGGGCCTGCGTGATTACTTCGATTTGCTGGTGATTTCCGAAGAAGTTGGCGTTGCCAAACCGAATAAGAAAATTTTCGATTATGCGCTGGAACAGGCGGGCAATCCTGACCGTTCACGCGTGCTGATGGTTGGCGACACTGCTGAGTCCGATATTCTCGGTGGCATCAACGCCGGGCTTGCGACCTGCTGGCTGAATGCGCACAATCGCGAGCAACCAGAAGGCATCGCGCCCACCTGGACCGTTTCATCGTTGCACGAACTGGAGCAGCTCCTGTGTAAACACTGATTGCCTCCCCCCCGTTGATGGGTAAAATAGCCGCAATTTTTCGTTTTCAACAAGCGCGGCGCGATGCCGCTTACTCAAGAAGAAAGAATTATGACGTTGTCTCCTTATTTGCAAGAGGTGGCGAAGCGCCGCACTTTTGCCATTATTTCTCACCCCAATAATTAAGCCCAAATTAAAGCTCTTTTACTCTTTCAAAATCCTTTCAGTTAATTGAGTTTTGGTCATATAAATCATTTAAATACATATATTTGTGTGACTTTTTAATTGAAGATTCTTTCATGTAACTTTAAATCGATCAGGTTGCTTTCATCAAAAATCTGTACATATGCTTGTACATAATGTACAAAGCAGCAGAGGTGTTTTGCGATTTGTACAAGGTGAGTAATGGCGCTGTCTGATGCGTGGTTGCGTTCAGTCGTTGGAAAGGAACGTGATAAGGTTTTGGTTAAATCCGATCGTGATGGTCTGTCTGTCAGAGTATCACCGAAAGGTCGCGTAGTATTCCAATATCGTTATCAATGGGCAGGGAAAGGTGAGCGTCTTGATATCGGAACTTACCCGGCAACTGGATTAAAAGAGGCCAGAGAAGAAGTTATCCGTCTCCGTGGTGAACTCGAGTCAAACCGTAATCCACGATTGGTCAAGCAGGCTGAAAAACGAAAAGCTACTGAAGCCATGACGGTAGAGTCTGTGATCCGTGCCTGGTATGAAGCATATTGTGTAAAAAATAAAAAGGGTTCTGAACAGATACTCCGCTCGTTTGAGTTGCACCTGTTCTCTAAAATCGGGAATATCCCTCACGATGCAGCTACATTGCATGATTGGTTAGAAGTCCTGGAGCCTCTTAGCACTAAGGCTCCAGCAATAGCAGACCGATTACTAATTAACGCAAAGCAGGCCCATGTCTGGGCGTATAAGAGAAAGCTCATTGAAACTCGCCCGCTGTCGGATATCACGGGTAAAGATATGGATATCCGTAAAGGTCAGAAGAAACGGTTTCTGACACATGATGAAATTAAAATCCTTTATGCTGCGATCGATGGTTCTCGAATGGTTCCTAAATACCGGGCCTTCATTAAACTATTGCTGCATTTTGGCTGCCGTAGTTCAGAGCTAATTACCGCCAGGGTGGACGATTTTGATTTCATTAATAAGGTATGGACTGTACCGCCAGAACGACATAAGACAGGGGAGATAACAGGCGAACCACTAAAGCGGCCCATTATTGAACCGGTTGAAGAGCTTATAAAATACGTTATCTCTATGAACAACGGTTCCGATATGCTTTTTACTAAGGAAGGAAGCAGGGAGCCAGTTGGTCGGACATCATTGCAGTCGCTGCCTTACAATTTAATGCAGTTCGCATGGCGACGTTTGGGGTATCAATTCCCTCATTGGTCTCTTCATGATTTGAGGCGAACAGCACGAACAAACTTTTCTGATCTTACTGCGCCTCATATTGCAGAAATTATGCTTGGTCATAAGCTGCCAGGGGTATGGCAGGTTTATGACAAGAGCGATTATCTAGAAGAACAGCGTAAAGCCTACCAGGTATGGTGGGAGAGGGTTGAATCGCTCGTTACTTGTCCTAGTTCAGATTCCAGTTGACAATTTGCGCAGCCAGAACGCAATAAAATATGACTATTGGCGTTGAGCAGTGAGCTTAACGGAGAGATACAACTTACAGCGCAAAGTGTATATTTAATGTTTAGAAAACGTACGGTTTAAGTTACGAAATGTAAAGTAAAGATGATTGGTTACGATTTAACACACTCCGTTACTTGATATTATTTTTGCATATGTCCTTTCTTTTGGTTAAAAATAACGATGTGCACGGAAGCGTAATCAATGTGGAAAATGCTAGCTCAGAACTACTAGATGTGGCTTATCTGTATAATCGGGTGATAATGGACAGAATCACTGTTCTGTCCCATGGGAAGAGTGGCACTGAATCTGTTGGTGATGTGCGCCAGTTTGGTTATTTTTTGTGATGCGTTTCCCATTCGCGGATGGCAAATGTATCCATCATTCCAGAGATGTAGTCGACAATTGCACGTTTTTTAAGTTCTTGATAAATAGGATTTATTTTATTTGGGAGCGTTCTATACAGTTGAGGGGATATGAATTCTATGTTATCTCTATAATTATAAAAATTAAATAAATCTTCGATGATAATGTTTCCTTTGTGCTCATAACTTTTAATATCTCTTTTTCGCATGATGACTTTAAATACGATATCTTTAAGGCCTGCAGACAGATTTTTTGTAGTGCTAAATCCAAGTTGCTTGAATCCATTTTCACTTTGAATAACAGTAATATCATTAACAAGCGCATTAACAATATTGGATGTCAATTCCTTTCTGAATATTATGGCGAACTCTTCAGATGAATTGAGTCTTGATGCTCTCGAAGCTGTATATTTAGATTTTTCAATGATTTTATTTAATAAATCAATTGAGTCTTTGTACTTGGATATCCCAAACTCATAAAAATATCTTCAATACTGACCATGCTACGGCTTAGTGCATCTTCAAGGTCATGCGCGGCATATGCAATTTCGTCTGACAGATCCATTATCTGTGCATCAATGGTCTTCTCGCCAGTCTGCAAATCTAATTCATATCTATTTACCAATTCTGTGTAGTATTTATAGTCATCATTATAAAGATATTTTTTCTGCCGTTTCCTTTTTATAAGGATATTTAACGACGGAGAGAATGGCACGGTGGGTAAGGTTGAGACCGGGGCAATTTGGATGCTTTATCTCGAGACTTCTGAGTATTCTAAGTGCCTGTGCATTGCCTTCGTAGCCGCCGAAATCATTAGCAATATCGTTTAGCTTTTTTTCACCGGAATGACCAAACGGAGGGTTGCCAATATCGTGAGCAAGTGCAGCCAGTTCTGCTACAACAGGATGTTCAAGTTCTAGTTCGGATGCGATGCTTCGGGCTATCTGGGCAACTTCTAGGCTATGAGTCAGTCTATTACGGTTAAATTTTTGAGGATCGACTTCAAAGAGCTGCATTTTCCCCTGTAACCGGCGGAACGAAGAGGAATAAAGAATACGCGCATAGTCTCGTTCAAATTCGTTTCTTTTTCTTGTATCTTCACTCGATTGAGCATGCTCCCTGTAAAAAGAAAGTTTGTTGCACAGCATTTTTTCTTTTTCTTTTGCAAAAATTTTAACTTCATTATCAATCATTTATGCCTCTCATAAAAACAGGTAAAGGTGATTTCTTATCTTACTGGTTTTTATGAGTTTGAAAAGATTTAGACAAAAATTACTGATTTGAAGTTTAAAAGAACTTTATATGAACAGCGCATCGTTTTGGTTATTTATGGCTAAGACAAGTCGCTGCGGCAATGTCCGCTTCAACACAAAGCGGACAGTCTGATTGCTATGTTTGGCTATGTGCTATAGGATGTGTCATCTCATATCTGAGCTGCTTCACATTCCTCAATAACTCCGGCAAATTTGTAAATCTTACGTGATGCCCATTTATTTGGGCAGGATTTAATATCAGGATCTGGAAAGTCTGGCCTGTATTTCTGGCCAGTTCTCCTGTTTACACTGTTCCAGCGAAGAACGGTCGATACTGAAACGCCACAGAAGTCGGCGACTTGTTTAGTTGTCATTAAGTTGTTCATTACTTCACCTCCTGCGGTGGCTCCGGTAGCGTCATCCAGTGGGTTACTTTCGATGCCGGTTCTTCCCCATCGTCAGTAATTGCCCACCATTTGTTTCTCGACCAATCGTAATACCCTTCGAAGGTATCGCACTCAGTCCAGCCGTAAGACTTCCCCCAACACCAAACATACTGTTTATCGTTCGGCATTCGCTCACTACAGCTTATCCAACCATCCGGAGTTACCGGAGAATTGCTAGCCTTGCGCATGGCAATCTCCATGATTTCAACCATATCTCCTGGTGGAATTTTACAATGCTGACCAATATGCCTCTGCTGCCTGGCATATTCGAGGATGTGCTCCAGCTTGATACGATTAATCATGATTTATCTCCCTGAAGCATGGCTTCGCGGCAGTCGTTCCAGCCTTCAGCATAATCACTATACGCAAGAGGCCAACCGTTTCTGTATTCACGCGGCAACTTATCAGGCACTACCAGCGCTGGCGGCGCGGAGAATAGTGGTTTAGGTGATATTTCCGCACGTTTTGCGTATGCTTCAACTGTGTCAGGGTTAAACAGGATTATGTTTTCACCGCATTCCCACGCTATCGGTTCTGCTTCCAGCGATGCCAGAGCAATTCGTGCCAGTTCTTCCGCTTCTTCTGCTGGCAGTACAACGTTGCTACCCGGTCCGTATGTTTCGCGCCACTGCTTGATTGTCAGCAGTCGCTCTTTGGTAATAGTGATCATGCCGCGTTTCCTTCTTTCTTATTAACAATTACACCGTCATATATTTCATTAAGGTGCCCTCTCAACTCCATGCGCCTTAATGCAGATAACATGTAATCGCATTCAACCTGCTTATTTCCAGTAAATGGCTTATCGTCAGGATTACCCCAACAGCAATTACCCTTGGGCCACCCATGTACTTTCCGTACTCTTCCGTTAACAACGTGAAGTAATCCCCAGCCAGGTGGTAAATCCTCAACTGAAATAATTCCCGGCTCACTAATAAAGAATCGCCAGTCGCCCATTCCAAGAGATGGATTTTTACGAAAACGCTTTTTTCTATCTGCCAACAAGTCAGCACGAGAACACTTCGCCTCTATCAGGCATGATGCTGAATTTCTGAATCCCATAGCATCTGGCTGTTCTCCGGTACTGGTTACAGCTATAAAGCGGTCATGAAAACAAACCTTGAACCCGTTGCGCTTAAGGAACTTATACGCAATCTGACAGAGTTCGCGGTGTGTTAACGCCATATCACTCTCCTTTAGTGCGCAAGTGGTTTTTCCAGCGGTTTTGCGCCGCGCTGGGCTTTTTGCAAAAACCACAATCCATCATCCCGTAATATTTCATCAACCCCATCCGTCGGTTGCTGAGTCTCACCCACTGCCAGACGCCAGGAGCGTTTCTACGAACTAACAGAATCTTTGCTTTACGGTTTTTCATCGCTTTGCTCTCCTGCGTCTCTTTGCTGCTCGTCGTGCCGCTGCAATACCGGTATGGCGGCGCTTTGGTGCCGGGATGATGTTGTCAGCCATCAGGACATGTGGCTTTGCAATTAGCGCAGAAGCCCAAAAACGAGTCGGGTACGGTAACAAGCCGAAAAATGCCACACGCATTACTCACCTCCCTTACCCTGAAGCATGGCAGCGCGGCAGGCGTTCCAGCCATCAACATAATCAAACGTATTGCTATCGTCTGGATCGATTTCATCCGGCACTACCGGCTCTGGTTGGATAGTGACGTTGGCAAAGGCAGCACGCAAACCGGCCTTAATTTCCTCTACTTCATCAGCGCCTAGCGATGAATCTGACAATGCGTGATGGAATGCGTAAGCCATGTCGTCGTTTACTGCAACCGGTTCGGCTTCCAGTGATGCCAGCGCAATTCGTGCCAGTTCCATTTGTTCGCCACGGGTAAGCCCGTTATCAAGCGGATTTTTAATGAATAATTCGATACGTTCTTTGGTAATAGTGGTCATTTGTTAATCCTCAAAACTTTATGCCCGGGCGCAAAAGCACGTGTTTTGTCTTTACTTATTCGCCACCCGTCTTTACGGGCCTCTTTTGCACAACCAGACCATGACGTACCGATATACTCACCGAAGTCTGGCACTGGATATACACCTTCCGTACACTGGCGGCAGTCACAATAGAGATGCATGGTGTAACTTGCAGCGATAGCCATATCACTCTCCTTTGATGCGAATGCCAGGGGCGCGTGGCACATTAACTTCCACGATGCGCACAGTTGGTTTGTACATCTCAATCGCAGTCAGCCAGTCAGCGCCAGTCATGCGCTTTTCTGCATCGCCATTAGTCCACTTAACCGGTACACCAATAGCCTTCATCGCGATTTCTATTTCCCCGGCAATGGCGCTTTTTCCGCAACCAGTAAAACCAGATACAACGACCAGAACTTCACCTTTGGCTGGTTTTATTTCCCGCTCCTCCAGTTCAGCAATGCGCTTACTCCCATCCGAGATAACACCTTCGTAATACTCACGCTGCTCGTTGAGTTTTGATTTTGTCTCCTCAAGCTCAACTCTCAGCTTCCCAACCGTAAGCGCAATATCCTCGTTCTCCTGGTCGCGGGATTTGATGTATTGCTGGTTCCTTTCCCGTTCATCCAGTAGTGCCAGCACGGTTTCTGGTCCGGCCAGAAATTTGAAGGCGTTGAGCGCATCAATATCCACACCGTAATCTTTAAGTTCCTGTTCACTTAACAAATCATCATCAGCTGGCAACATTAACAGGCGTTCCATTGCTGGAATTGCACGTTCCGCCGCCTCACGCAGTGCCTGGTAATTAATTTCGCTCACTGGTTGCCTCCTTTGCGAAGCTGGGCAGCAAAGTCAACTAACCACTCAGTCATTTCAACCTTCCCTACCAGGTCTGAACCAGGGTGCATACAGCAATCACTCTGCGCCGCTTTGAAATCCTTATACTCATATTCTTGGGCCACCAGATTTTTTGCAGCTTCTATAGCAGCATCCACGCCCTGCGCCCGCACTTCAGCCAGGAAAGCATCGGTGGCTGGCATATTTCCTGTTGCCTTCATGGCCTCCAAAATAACCAGAACGCCATCTCGCCCAACCACCTCAGCGATAACCTCGGTGTTGTCGCCAACAACATCGCAGAATGCCTGAACTGCCTTACGAGCCAGCTCATTCTCCACTGCCAGCGCCGTGCGATTACCCTCCAGCTCTGCAATGCGCTGTTTTGCGGCATCCAGTTCAATCGACAATTTTTCCAACTGCTCTTGATGCTTCTTGTATTCCTGATATGCGTGCCAAGACTGACCTTTGCGCACACTATCAGTGATATCAGTAATCTGTTCTGGTGTTAGCGTGGTCAGTGGCTGTGATGGGAAAATAAGCACTTTCCCGGAATCCCAATCAAAACCAGCGTGAATTGACTGAACCTCAACTGAAGGTGTTGAACCAATGCTGCCAGGCGAATGAACAACGATTGTTACATCCATATCGCGACGATGGCTGTGGTTGTTGGACAAAATACGATTCACCAACTCAGAAAATTTGGAAAATTTCATGCTGATTCCCCTTTCTCTGCTCTCTCCTGTCGGAACATCACTATCATCAGGTCGCCTTTTGTCGCTATCCTGGCTGTTGTACCTGGTTCAATGCGGCTAAGCTCAAATGCGTCATAGAACGCTTCTAATGCCTTCTGGCGTAGTTCCTGTTTGCGCCGTTTTTTCCACTGTTTTAGGAAAATGGAACCCAGCCATCGCCATGTGCGGGACATGATGTAAAGCCAACCGAGAAGTGCCAGACCGGTATTTAGGAGCGTATCGATCGTTATTGTCGTGTCGATATTCACTGGCTGCTTCCTTTGCGAATCTGTTCCGCCCATTCTTCAAGGGATTTCTCCGCATATTCACCAGACAGGCCATCAATCGGATGCGCTTCATTAGCCAACTCTTCTTTCGCTGACAAAATCATGCGTGTAACGTCGAAAACTTCAGCCAAAGGCTTATTGATAAATCCGTGATTGAAAGCAGCAGCAAGACGGCTTGCGGTATAGTTAATACCCTCGTTGCGAGCCTCAGCACGTACTTCATCGAATTTACGCACCAGATACTCAGCATTTGTTTCATTCACTTTCAGATCTCGCGGTACACATTTCCCGCGAAGAAACCCTTCCATTTCGAAAACATTCATGCGCATTTGTGTAA